GCCGGGGCGGCCGCGGCGGGGGCCGGGGCGCCGGCGTTCGGGTCGAGCGCGCGCTGGCCCTCGACGGGCGCGGAAGCGGGCGCGGCGGGAGCGGGGGCGGGGGCGGGGGCGTTCGAGTCGGTGGTGGGCTTCATGTCGGAGGGGTCGGAGGAGAGGACGACGATCGTCCGCTCGGTTGCTTCGGGGTCCAGGGAGCGGACGTGAGCGGCCGCGTCTTCCCCGGCGGCGAGGAGCGTCGCCTCGTAGATTTCCCAGTCGATCGCCTCGATCCTGCGGCGGACGTCGCCCTTCTGGGTGACGTCCCGGGTCTGGAAGATCCGGTAGCCGATCGAGGTGTTCGTGAGGATCCCGTCCCGGACCTTCTGGACGACGTCGCGGTCGGCCTCGGCGCGGGACAGGCGCGCGGTCATCGTCAGGGTCCGCGCGGCGCGGTCCCAGCGGGGCGCGCGCAGGACGCCGACGACGGCGCGGGCGTTGTAGACGTTGTGGTCGAGGACGAAGGGGAGCCGGCCGCTATCGACGCGGGCGTTCCGGTGGGCGCCCTCCTCGAAGCTCAGAAGCTCCTCGAACGTCGTGTAGCCCTCGTCCTCGAGGTAGCCCCGGCGCAGGACCGCGGCCGCGGCCGAGAGCACGACGTCGACCTCGAGGAACCCGTCGACCTCGCGCGCGCTCGAGGGCGCGAGAATGGCCCGGGTGTGCATCCCGTCCGGGAGCCGCAGGGTCGTCTTGGGGGCGAGGACCGTCACGTCGGGGGCCGAGCGTGAGGGCTCGGCCCGCGCTTTTCAAGCGGCGCCGTTGCGGCGGTGCGCGCCCAGGAGGACGTCGAGGTCGCCGGCCATCCGGCGCAGGTCCTCGAGCGTCCGCTCCTCGGCCTTCCCGTTCTGGTTCGCGTTGACCGTCTGGATCCGGCCCGGGTCCTCGGTCTTCCCGTCGACCGAGAGCTGGAGGCCCTGGGCCCGGGCGGCCTCGAGGTCGGCGGCCAGTTGCTCGAGCACGGCCTCGGAGTCGAGGCCCAGGCTCTCGACGACCTGGGTCAGGGAGACGAAGCCCGCCCGGACCTGGGCGATCTGCGCCTCGACCTCGGTCCGCGGGTCGATCATCTCGCGCCGCGGCGGGATCCAGGTCCAGGAGAGCTCGGCCCGCTCCTCGGGCGCGAGCTCGCCGGCGAGGATCATCGCGTCGAGGAACCACCGGAGCGAGGGGTCGCACAGGTGCGGGACGATGATGTGCTTCCGCCACCGGGCGAAGTTGCGCTGGGCCGCGAGCCAGGACATGCGGCCGCTCGAGAAGTTGAACCCCGAGTAGTCCCCCGTCATCGTCTCGTAGGCCGTCCCGAATCCCTTCGCGATCGCGCGGAGCTGGGCGCGGGTGTAGGCCTCGAAGCCCTCGTTCTGGGGCGGCGTCGGGAACGTGATCGTCTTCCCGTTGGGCAGGTACTCGAGGGTCCCGGGCTCGATCTCGTCGGCGTACTGGCCCTTGTCGTTCGCCTCCTGGCCCGAGGGGTTCCCGTCGGTCAGGCTCGCGTCCGGCGTGAGGTCGTGGATGAAGCCGGCGTAGGCCGTCGCGACGGCCAGGCGGAGGGCTTCGTTGTGCTCGTAGTGGTCGAGGTCGTGGAGCCGGAGGAGGATCGGCGCGCCCCAGGGGATCCCGCGGACCTGGCCCAGGCGCTCGCACCGGTAGACGTCCAGGACCTCGGCGGACGGGACGAAGACCGACGTCGCGGAGCTCCCGAAGTAGAGATCCCCCGGGTGGTTGCGGTGGAGCCAGAAGCCCTCGAGGCGGCCGAAGGCGTTGAACGTCTTCCCCTGGACCGTCCGGTTCCCGTTCCGGTCGACCTCCTCGTCGTGGAAAGTGTCGATGTGATCGCCCTCGAGGGGCTGGAGCTGGAGGGGCACGGGGAGCCCGTCCGAGAACTGGCGGAAGCGCCGGCGGACGAGGGCCTGGCCCCCCTCGATCATCGACTCGCAGACCGCGGCCTGGAGGCTCCCGAAGGTGTGCCGGCCGCTCGCGTCGCACGCGCAGGATTCCGCCCAGTCGGCCCAGAGCTGCTTCACGCGCCGTTCGAGCTCGTCGGCCTCGGCGGTGAACTTCACCCGGAGGCCGTCGCCGACGATGTTCGAGACGAGGTCGTCGATCGCGGCCGCGGCCCAGGGGTTGTTCCGCCGGAGGTCCCGGCACCGGGCGCGGAGGACGTGCAGGGCCCCGCGGGTCGCGGTGGCCGGGCTCGAGTCGGGGGCGACCCAGGCCTGGGTCCGGCGGCCGCGGTCGGCGCCCTCGTAGTGGCGGAGGCGGCCCTCGAGGACCTGGCGCCGCTGCTCGATCAGGCCCAGGCGGGCGCGCGCCGAGGTCCGGCGGAGGGCCCAGGTCGGGGAGACGACGGCGAGCGCGCGCTCGAGCAGGTTCGGGGGCGTCAGCACGACGACCGCCCCCACTCGTCGCGGTTGAGGCCGCCGGCCCGGATCCCCTTGTTCGGCGCGTAGACCTTCCGGATGGGCGCGCGCTCGAGCCCGAGCTCGCGGCGGATCAGGCCGCGGAGGGCGATCATCTCGTCGAGGGACCGGTAGGTGACCGACTTCCCGTCCGCGTAGCCGACCCGGAGGGCGCCGGTCGCGATCGCGGCGTCGAGCGCGGTCAGGTCGTCGGGGGTCCACGCCATCGGGAGTAGCGGCCGCTCGAGCGCGGGCGGCGCTCGGGCTTGGGGGCGCTGGGTTTCGGGGTCTGGGTCGGGGCGGTCTGGGGCGGTGCGGCCGGCGCCGGCGACGTCCTCGAGGCGAGGACCCTCCGGGCGGCCGCCCAATCCTCCCGAGTCCAGCGGTCGATTCCAAGCATGTAGGCCGCGGCGCGGTTGTAGACCCGGCAGTCGAGGGCTTCGTTCCGCTCGCGCTTCTTCTCCCAGTCGTGCACGAGCCGGCCCGACTTGAGCGTCCGCCGGATCAGGACCTCGGCGGTGAGCTGCTGGAAGTATTCCGGGCCGCGCTGGGGGAAGTGCGCGTAGCCGACCGGGAACCGGCCTCCCTCGACCGGGGGCCGGCCGTGGAGCCACCCGTAGAGCTCGGCCTTCAGCATCCCGGTATCGACCGGCCAGTAGACCGTCCCGCGCTTGATCCTCCGCCCGCCCACGGTCACGTCGGTCGGGATCGGCTGGCCCACGGGGACCCCGGTCCCGACGCGGCCGCGGAGGCCGAAGACCCGCCGGTTCCGCCCGTACTTCCGGAGCCACCGGTAGATCGTTTGCGAGGCGTAGCCGGTGTCGACCATGAGGGCGCCGAGGCGGAGCGGCGGGCCGCCGTCCGCGTGCGGCCACTCGCGCGCGAGCAGGAGCTCGACCTCGCGAAGGGGCTCCTCGTCGGTCTCGACGTTGACGGGGAAGACGTGGTAGTCGACCTGCCAGGTCTCGAAGTCCGGGCCCCAGGCGACGACCTCGGCCTCGAGGCGGTCGCCCTGGACGTCGACGCCGCAGGTCAGGACGACCCCGCCGCGCGGGACGACCCCGGGGCGGTAGGCCTCGCGGCGCTCGTAGAGGAGCTGCCAGTCGGGCGCGTCGCCGGTTTCCTTGAAGGTCTCGCCGAGGTCCTGGTTGACCCAGACCCGTAGCTTCTCGGGGTTGTCGCGCGCCTCGAGGTGCTTCGCGACGGAGGCGGCCCAGGGGTAGAACCCGAACGGGGAGTAGAGCGCCGAGAGGTGATAGCCCCGCACGAGCTCGCCCCGGCTCGGGTCCTCGGGGACCCAGACGCCGGCCTCGAGGATCTGGGCCTTCGCGCTCTCGGGGATCTTCCGCTCGCAATGCTCGCACTCGAGCCAGACCTCGCGCTTCCGCTCGCGGAGGAGCGCCGCGACCGCGAGGCGGTCCTCGTCCTCGCCCATCTCCCACCGGAGCGCGGGGCGACCGTTCCGCCGGCGCCACTCGATCCGCTGGCGCTCGCCGCAATGGGGGCAGGGCACGTGGAAGTAGCGCCGGTCCGTCTGGCGGAAGGCGGCCATGATCCGCGAGCGGCCCTCGATCGTCGGCGTCGAGACCTTGTAGACCTTCCCGCTCTCGGTGAACGTCGCCGTCCCGCGGAGCGCCAGGTCCTCGGGATCGCCCTCGCCCTCGACCGTCGGCGGCCAGGCGTCGAGCTCGTCCATGAACAGGTAGCGAATCGCCATCGTCCGGAGCTGCGCGGCCGAGCCCGCGGTCGCGAGCGCGAGCATCCCGCCGGGGAAGACCTTGAGGGTCGTGGTGTTCCCGGGGTCGCGGCCGCGGCGCGGCGCGACCTTCGCCGCGAGCGCCGGCGTGTCCTCGAACAGTGGGTCGAGCGTCTGGCGACTCTTCCGGGTGTTCACGTCCCCGGTCGGGAGTACGGCCATCATCGGGCCCGGCGCGTGGTCGACGACGTAGCCGATCCAGTTGTTCCCGACCTCGGTCCCGCCGATTTGCGAGCCCTTGCAGAAGACGAGCGTCCGGACCGGGCTCGTCGTCGAGAGGCAGTCCATGATCTCGCGCAGGTACGGGAACCTCGAGGTCCGCCAGGGCCCGGGCTCGCGCGAGGAGCGGGTCCCGAGGACGCGGTTCCGGTCGGCCCACTCGGAGACCGTCACGCGGGGCTCGGGCAGGAGCCCGCGGAAGAAGGCGTCGCGCGCCAGGCGCTCGGCCTCGCGGATCGGCCCGAGCTCGAGCGCCGGCGCCCTCACCCGTTGCCCTCGAGGCGCTGCTCGATCCCCGAGCGGGCCAGGCCCTCGAGGACGTGCGTGATCTCCTGGGTCAGGAGCTCGTGCGCGCTCGCGATCGTCGGCGCGGCCTGGCATGGGGCGGCGACGCGGTCGGGGATCGCGAGCAGGCGCTCGCGCAGGTCGCGGGCGATCTCGTAGAAGACGCGCGTGACGGCGCCGCGGTGCACGAGCTCGCCGCGCCGCTCCTCGAGCTCGAGCTGGCGGAGCTCGGTGTCGACCGCGATCCGCTTCGCGCTCGCGCGCGCGTGCGAGATTTGCTCCTGGCGCGCCTCGTTCTCGAACAGGCTCGGGGTCGCCGGGGGCCGGCCGCCGGCGCCCTTGCCCGCGCGCGTCATCGCGGGATCGGTCCAGGCGTCCCACTCGCGGTTCCCCTCCTCGGGGTCGATCTTCCAATGGCCCGCGTCGGTGCGCGCGAGGCTCTTCTCGCCCAGGCGGCCGTCGGCGATTGCGCGCATGACGGCCTGCCGCGTGACGACCGGGCGGCGCTGGGCGGCGAAGGCCTTCGGCGAGAGCCAGACCTTCGGCGCGGTTGGCTTCTTCGCCGGCGTCATCACCAGGCCTCGAGGTCGGGGTCGTAGTCCCCCTGCCCGAGGTCGACGGGTTCGGTCGGCGGGGCGGGTGGGGAAACCGGGCCTTTCGTTTCAGGAACCGGCCGCGGCGCGCCCGCGGCGCGGGGTTTCTCGAGGAGCCGGAGCCGGCGCCGCGCGCGCCTGGTGGGGCGGCGCCCGCGGCGCTCGAGCTCGGCGAGCACCCCCTCGAGGACCGCGAGGCGGACGAGCTGCCCGAGGTCCCGGACGAGCTCCGCCGCGAGCTGCCCCGCGGCGTCTCGATCGCCCCGGGTCACCGGGAGCCCGCGCGGCGCTCCCGGCGCTCGCGGGCCCGCTCGAGCCGGAGGGCGTCGAGCGGGTGCTCGGCCAGGTAGCGCGCGCGCTCGTCCGGGGACATCCTCGCGACGCGGTCGACGTCGCGCTCGGGGATCGGGGCGAAGGTCCGCCGCTGCTCGCGGGGCATCGCGCGGACCTCGGCCTCGGTCCGGAGCTCGTGAGGTTGCGCGGTGTTCACGATCAGAGCTCCGTCACGCGCCAGTAGCCCCCGCCGGCCGGGGTGGGCTTGATCCAGACGAGGCGCCTCCCCTCGTTCGGCGCGTCGAGCAGGAGGTCGGCGCCGGCGTAGGCCTCGCCGTTCGTGTCGATCGTTCCGGTCCCGCCCGGGAGCCCGGGCTGGGCGCCGAGCCAGACCTCGACGGGCTCGAGCTTCGTCGGCGCGGCGGGCATCGTCACGACGACCGGAAGGCCGGCGTCGGTGTCGATCTCGACGAAGTCCTCGCCGCCCGCGAGGGCGAGGTTCGAGCTCGTGCGGATGTAGGTCGGCGGCGAGCACGTGCACCCGAGCGCCGCGGCGGTCACGGTCGGCGCGGCCGCCGTCGGCGCCGCGTGCTGGGTCGGGGTGGCGGAGACGAAGAGGGTCGCGAGGGCCAGGACGGGAACGGAGAGGACGAGGAAGAGCTTCATGGAGCGGGAAGAAGGTTCGGGGATAGGGGGGGGTGCAACGCTTTCGCACCGGGGAAAGTCTGCCAAAAAGCCTCGCTCACACGTCACC